GCAACAGGACCAAATAAGTATGTTTTTGCTGTAAATTGTAAAGTGTATATTAATGCAGTTCTTGTAGTAAAATCTCCTTCATATTCATCCCTAAATGAAATATTATCCAAAACAATTGGTATATCTCTTTTCTCTCCAATAGACTTAACTAAATTAACGGTAATATTAAAAGATGGTTGGAAGTATGGTAATATCTGTTCAAGAATTTGTAATGCATCATCATTCAATTTTGAAAATATACTTAACTCAAATCCAATGTTATATGGAACTGGCATAAAAACTTTCTTTAAGTTTGTTCCATCTGATGCCTTAAATGTTTGTGTTATTCCTGATTTTCTTGTTGGATCATATTGAACAGAAGTCATTTCAAATGACATCCTTGGAAGAGTTATAGCAACTGCTTTTGTTAAATTTGCTTGTTCTCTAATTTTTGCAAAAAACTTTTGCTGTGGACCATATGCTAATCCAACTTTGGTTTCATCCAAAGTGCTATCATCAATACCTTCATGTTTAACAAAAATATTATTAAATAGTGTTCCAAAACCAATAATAGTTTTACGAATAATTTCGTGGTAATAATAAGTGCCTAACATCAATAATCTCCAAATGGGTTGCCTTCAGTAAAGTCAAGTAATTCATCTGCTTCAGTTTCTATATCACTATTTGCATCGTATGGATCTTCAAAACTATCTGTACTATAACTATCTACAATGTATCTAGCATCTGATATAGATCCAACTAAAATCTCACCAGCACGGAATGCTCCACTATTTAGAGATACTTTAAGTTCTATTGGTGGATTAGATGGACTAATATCAATTCTCTTCCTAAAGTCTTTAACTCTTGCATTTACTCCAGAAGTTTCACCTGTAACAAGTTCGTTAAATATAAATGTTCCAATACCAGTAGTGCTTATACCTGAGAATGTAACTGTAGGTGCAACTGTATATCCTGCACCAACGTTTGAAAAACGAACAGCAGAAATAGAATCATCTTTAAGAACTGTTCGACCACTAGCAGTTGTTCCACCAACACCAGTAGCACCACTAAACGTTATCGTTGGTTCTATAACATAACCATCTCCTTTTTCTGTTATTGTTACATCACCAATTCCATTATTAACAACTCCAATAGTTACAGCAGCTCCTACACCACCTCCCCCAGATATAAGAACTAGTGGAGGATTATTAATATCATATCCAGAACCAGGATTTGTTAATAAAATTTCTTTTAGTGATTTTACACCAGCCTTTGAAGTAGTAATCGCAACTGCAGTAGCTTGAGTTCCTGATGTTGGTGCTGAAATTTCAACTGTTGGTGCAGATATATATCCAGATCCATCATTTATCAAATCTATAAATCCAATCATTCCCGAACCACCAATGGTTGCTGTTCCAGTAGCAGTTGTGGCAGATCCTACTAAATTTACAGTAGTAATATATCCTTCATCTTCTACTGTATTATCTACCTCTTCAATAGTAGTATCAATAAGTTCATTCTCATATTCATAAAGTTCACAATTTAATTCATAAACATAGTTTTTACCTAATTGATAAAATGGTTTTTCGGATTCTACTCTTTTAATTTCAAATAATCTTTCACCTAGTGGAAAATATACTAAATCTCCTTCTTTTGGTCTTGTAATTAAATCTTCAAAAGTGTATTCTGTAATAGAACCTTCTTTAATACCAGAACTCATACCTTCCAAAAATGGTGCTATAAATTCTTCAAATCTTTCTTTTGAAATAGTAAGACTAACTTCATTTGTAAGTCTCAATCCAAATTTAGTCATTAAGTCACTATTAGGATTATATCCTTCATAATTATTTAAATATGCTTCTATAAGAAAAGAATCGTCAAATTTAGATGATTGAACTTCCTTTATTATATTATCAGTTTTAAAAACTTTTCTAGGAAGATAATATATTTCTATTCCATAAATGGTCAATTGCTCATTAATTAAATCTTGCATCAAAAATTGTTCTTTTTTTGATCCTTGTAAAAAGTATGAATTTAAAGTCATATTATATTAACCTATGAGATCAAGAGGTGGTAATTCATATTCTAAAGACATTCTTTGTTTAATATCTTCCAATTCTCTTTCAGCATCTTCATAATATTGTCTTCCATTTAACTCAATACCACCAGGAAGTTTTGTTCCAGTAAATTTCATCATATTCAATCCCCATTGTCTTTTAACTAGTATTGTTAAATATCTCTTTAAAAAACTATCATTAAATACTTGAGTAAAAGTTGTAGGGTCTAAAGACCTATAACAATCAATCACAAAAAAAGTATCTTTATTTTGTGCATCCCAATCAATATCCAAATACAACCTTCCTTGTCTTCTATTAAATCTTATTTGCTTATCTGTTGTTAATAAGAAATCAATATCTTCCAAATAAGTTTTTGTCATTGAATATTGCATTAATTCAACAGAATTAAAATTATACAAATCATTTAAAAATAATTGATATTTAATACTAAACATTCCACCAGAAATTGAACTAGTATCAAATTTAAATATTCTCTCTATACCCTGAATTGAATCTGGAACTTGAATGAAATTAGAAGTCTCATAAAAATTAGAAGTAACTGTTCCTAATCCACTTACATTTGTAGAAGTTCCTGTGGTTGTAACTATACCAACTGTGTTATCACTGTCTTCTTTATTATTTGCTGTTCCCCTATTAATATCTGCTTCTGTCAATTGATATTTCAAATACATTCTTTCAACACCATCAAAGTGTCTTTCATTAAAAAATTGAATTGCATCATCTACTAAATCTTCTAATTGATCTTCATCAACATTAATTTCTAATACAGGTGCTCCTAATTGTCTTAAAGAATAATCAATTAATTCCTGTCTGGTGCTTGGTTTTGCCATCAATACGTACCTCCGTCAATTTCATCTAGTGTTATATTATCTGCAGTTATACTAGTAGCACTTAAGATACCAGTTACTTTTGCACCATAATCAGTAGTAGCGATTTTATCAAGACCATTATAAAATAATTTTACATCTTGATTGACATTAGCTTCAAGATATGTCTCAGTGCCATCTTCTCTTTTGAGTAATATTTTATTACCACGAAGTCTAAGATCACCACCGCTATTTTTCAGAAAGGTGTGAGAACCTCCATGCCATATCTCAAAATCATCATTAGATCCAAATATTAATCGAGTATTATTAAATAAAGTTAAATCACTTGAAGAATAATCCCAACTCGCATTAGTATTTGCACCCTTAAACACTACATCATTGTTAAAGGTAGAAATACCAGTTACATTAATATCAGAATATGATTTTGCATTTAAAATTGTTGCGTTTAATGTTGCAATTGTACCAATACCTGTGATATTGATATTTCTACCACTTACTTCGTCATATACTAAATCTCCAGTAACATTTAAGTTACCACCAACATTCAAATCACCTATAGTGGTTGTAGTACCTGTAAATGTAGATACTCCTGTAACACTAAGATTATTATTTACTTTTAAATCTCTAAAAATATCTACGGATGCATTAGCATCAATATTTGAGGTAAATGTTGCTATACCTGCTGAAATAAAACCAGAACCCAAATTTAAATTCTTAGATATTCCAACACCACCTGCTACAGTTAAAGCTCCTGTTATAGAACTGTTTGATTCAGTTGTATTTGAAATTGATGAAATTCCAGTCTGTATTATTGTAGCAGCATCAATAGTATCAGTTAATATAAAGTTAGCAGATGGTTGATCCCATACTAATATTAAACCATCCTCACTTTTTCTAGTAGTGATGACATCATTCATATTAACTAATTTTGTCGGAGGTGCCGACGCATTAGATAATACCCGTATTACATTTTGTGAGCCAATTCTATCGTTTATACTTGGCATTACCTTGTTACCCCGCCTCTAACTAACGCTGAACCTTCTATGGCTTTAAATTCTTTGCCGCCAGAAGTTATTATTTTCACATCATAAACATACCTACCAGGTTTCATACCAACAGTTACTGTAGAACCTAATGAAACTGTAATGATACCAATATCAGGAGATGATACTGTAGTAGCAAATGCTACGTTTTTAATACTACTAGAAGACTTTCTTATTTGTCCTGTAGCTGATGATCCAGTTAAATCTAAAAATGCATTAGTTCTAGTATCCTCTAATTGAAAGGATGTATCAAAGTCAAAACCTTGTTCAATCACTATATTGGATACATATACTGCCATTATTAGTAATCAATATTATTTTAAATATTTATATGGTTCAAGTTTTATTCAATACTTCCTTCAAAAGAAATTTAATTTCATCAATATCAGAACGTAATTTTTTAAGTTCATTCTCTTCATTTTTCTTTTTATCTCTCATTGCAAGGTATTGTAAATAACTTTGAGAATCATTATTTACAATAGCACCAGATTCTTCATCTCTATAAAGATGTTTATGTCCTTGAACGGGTATCATTATGCTAAAGCAATAACTCTTAGATCTTTAAATCTTGGAGGAGTTGCTTCATTTGTTCCACTAATTACAATCTTAATTTGGAAACCTACAAATTCATCTAAGTTATCAACTGTAAATTCATATTCCCTAAATTCGTTTTCCACACTTGCGGGAACGAAAGTATCTGGTCTTCCACTATTTAATTTTGGATCAACAACTATTTTATCAATACCAACATTTTCTAAATTATCATATCCAGGGAACAATTCATAAGATTGTTCTACTTCACTTGAAGCTGTTTTAAATAATCTATATAAAACTCTAAAGTCTGCTGTTGAGTCTCTGTATGCACCAACAAGTACTTTTAATGATGTAGATGCTTGCTTTAAATTTACTTTTTGTGAAATATAACAAGCAGCATGGGGATCGCCAGATAACCTATTTGATCTAGAATCTGTTGCATAGTCGGATATTGGATTGTTTAATCTATTTCTTATAAATTTAAACGAACCGTTCATTATATCCAAAACTGGTGATAAATTAATATCTGTAGTACTAAATTTACTTAATAATGTTACTGATTTATTTCTAGGTAAATTAGATAATTTTGCATTTTCATCAACTTTAGAACATACAAGTCTTGGAGAAGACAATTCATTAAATTGATTAAATTCAACATTTTCATATCCTTGATCTACAAAAGATAATTCAGATCCACCTTCACTTGTTCCAGAAACAGATCTCAATTGTGATGATATTCTAGTTGATGTAGAAGGTGCAAATACATTAAATGATGGAATAAATCTATCATATTGGAAATTTTGAGATCCAACTATTAAATTACCACCACCAAATTTCTCATCAGTGAAACTTATCTGAGTTATACCAGTTGATCTATCTGCTAGATTTGGTCTTCCTGAACCTCTAGGAATTTCTATAAAGTAAGAATCAATAGTTTTTAATCCCTGTAAAGTAGTATTTGTTGGCATATTATGTGTTTTATTAATTCCAGTTAAAGATACACCGTTAAATTCATATTTAAATGCCCTATCATTTTTAAAATGAGAGTCAATTGGAGTATCATCAACACCTCTAGTACCAATACTTAAACTATCGGTTCCTATTCCATCATAGAATATTATCTCTTGTCCTATTTTAACATAACCTCTACTGGTTGTTATTCCTTCAAAAGTAGCAAATGGTGTTGTATTAGCAACTCCAATTGTAGTATCTGTTGTGGATAGATCCACTGATAAAAGTTCTGGGACAGTATCTGGAGCAACATTAGTAAGTTGAACCACGTTTTGATCAGATTTCATAGAGTGGTTAAAATTACTAACCTCAATAACATTTCCATTATATAAATCACCATTAATTGTAGAATCACCCCTTATATTTACTGCAGTAGCTACAATTGTTCCGCTAGAAATATCAGTATAATAGTTTAACTTATGATCATCATTAAATTTCTCACCTTGAACATTAGTAAGGAATAATGTGTCTATTCCATCAACAGTTGCAACTGTTACTTCAGCACCAGCACCAGCATTTCCTACATCTGCTGTAGTAATTCCTAAAACATCACCAACAGCATATCCATTACCTGTTGCAGCAATTG